TTGTGTGCTTTGCTTCCATATGTAAGTAATTATATTTTTGGATTTTTTAATTCCGTTAAAATCGGTGTTTTAAATGTCCAAAGGTGTAAAACTTATCTACTCGCCCTTTTCTATATTTTTTGGTTCGGGCTTTCTTTATTTCTCTCTTGGTTAACTCGCCATGTGTCTTTGGCGTTTTGCGAGTTATCTTCTTTGAAGGACGATACACATCATTCTTATATTTATATCCCACTTCTCCTCTCTGATTAACCCATTTTTCTCTGAACCATCGACCAAGGCCTTTTTTTTTCGTTTTTTTCCTTTGTATGGCTGTTTTCGATTACCATTTTTTTTGGCATATCTCTCTTTGTATGTTTTTACAACTATTCCACTACGATACGCACTATGTTTGGGATGTTGTTTATATACTTCCTTTTTTACTTTCTCGTATAGTTTACTATCACTCGGCTCTGGTTTATCTGACATATGGTATTTGTATGGATAGATAGCTTTCTTCTTTCTCAGAGAGCTTATTATAATACACAAAGAGAGAAATATAAAACTGACAGACAATAAAAATACAATATAAACATACATACTAGATCCATCTTCTATTTATTGTCGCTATGTCTCTACACAGCCTTTTTCTTCTTGATAATAACCTTTTTTGTTACCTTCTTGTTTTGGTCAGTTCCACTGTTAGCTAATCGAAGCTGTTCGCGATGTTTTGTATACTCTGCATGAAGTTCTTCTAGCTCTCTTTGCCACATCTGCTCGGTGGTCGTCTCTTTCAGTGTTTCAAGTTCGCACTTCTTCTCATTATACTGACGCGACAGTTTATCGACACTTTCGTCAGTAACACTATCCATTGTCATCTTTGTTAAATACTTGTAATCAGTATCATCATCTAGCATATCAAACTTTTTGCTTTTCAGCATCTCATTGATCTCGTTGCGTTTCTTTCTGCGTAAATCGATATCTCCATCCAGTGTTCCTTGAATATATTTGTGTTTGTTGCTCAGAACAATGAGTTCACGTTCGAGCTGATGAACCATGAACTCCTTTCTTTCTACATACAGACGCATTCGTGTATCAAAGTAGTCGTGGATAATATCATTTGGACCAGCGTATTTTCGCAACTTATCGTTGGCATCAAACAAATGCATATTGGTGGTTGACATTGTTGTATACATCTTCAACGTTTTCTCTAGTTCGGTACAACCAGTTTGAGGATCGAGCACCTTCGAGTTCATTGCATTCACCGTGCCTTTTGTCATTGTAATTGTAATATCAACAGTGGTGTCTTTGCTCATATCATCATAATCTTTTACGAGAGGGGTTACCTTTTTCCCATTCTTATCGGTTGTATCTGTTAGCTTTTCTAAATACTCTTTGAAATCATCTGTCCACATACCAACTGGCAACTCAGTAATTCGCACCTTGTCATCTCCAACAATCGCATACCTTCCGCGAACAATAAACTTACCATCAGTTAGCTTCGCAATCTGTCCATTAAACCCTTCATAATAGGGAACAAACTCGCGAGTAGTCTCAAACTGTCCAGTTGTAAGACGATCTCGGATATATTCAATAATCTCTGTAGGATTGTAACATAAAACTTCTGTGCTAAAACCAGTTCCAATACCCTTTGTTCCATTGACAATAACCATTGGAATAATGGGGGCATAAAATGTTGGTTCTACTGGTAAGCCGTCGTCATCGAGATATTTCAGAATACTGTCATCCATGTTAGGGAATAGCTTGCGTGTGATAGGAGATAATAGCGTATAGATATATCTTTCCGACGCACTGTCTTTTCCTCCGCGTAATCTTGTTCCAAACTGACCATTCGGCGAGAACAAGTTAATGTTGTTTGATCCTACAAAGTTCTGTGCCATGCCAACAATTGCACCATTCAACGATGCCTCGCCATGATGATATCCAGAATGCTCTGATACGTATCCTGTAAACTGAGCTACTTTAATTTCACTTGTTAGATTTTTCTTGAATGCTGCAAACAATATTTTTCTAAGACTGATTTTTAACCCGTCCATTACGTTCGGTATGCTACGTTCACAATCGTATTTTGAAAAGTGGATCAACTCTTTGTTGATGAAATCTTCATATGCAATCGTCGGAAGAGACGTATCTACAAAGGTTTCGCGTTCATAAGTGCCTAGCCATTCTTTTCGATCATCGCTTCTCTTTTTATTAAATACCATATCCATTGTGTCATCACTTGAGTTGCCGCTATGTGAGAACCACACAACTTTCTTTCTAGCGAAATATTCTCGAAACTCCTTGCCAGTGCTAGTTCCAAGACCCTTGTAGTATTTGACATTCCATCCTTTTGTATCGTTTACCTTTTTCCACGCATCATACTCTCCATCATTATAGAAGACAAGTGTTTCGGCCCCCTTCTTTGCCTTTAAGATGGGAGTATTCATAAAACCAATGAAGTTAGGCACCTGTGAAAGAGACGACCATTCTGTCTGAAATAAGTTCAAACATAGTCCTTTGATATGACTTCCGTCCAAATCTTGATCCGTCATAAAGAGGATCTTTCCATAACGAAGACTTCTTTTTACCTCATCTTCGTCGATATAGGTTTTGCCACTTTCCAATCCTAGTATTTTTTTCATATCAGCAATTTCGGTGTTTTCAGATATTTTCTTTGTTGTTTCGCCACGAACATTCATAATTTTACCCTTCATTGGATACACCCCCATGATATTTCTATCTTCGGAAGATAGTCCCGAAACAATGCCCGCTTTGGCCGAATCGCCCTCGCACAATATCAAGATACACTCCCCCGATTTTGCAGTTCCCGCCCAGTTAGCGTCTATCAACTTAGGAATACCTCGTATGTTCTTAGTCTTGGATCCATCCGTCTTTTTTGCTGCCTTTGTATCTTTGATCTGTGAAATAGCACAGGCAATATCCATAATACCCAGCTTTGATAGCTTTTCGATTGTCTTATCGTCAACAACACATGTAGACCCAAACTTTGAACTGGGAGTGTTCATGTAATCCTTTGTTTGGCTATCAAATGCAGGGTTTACAACATCGCACCGAATAAATACAATGAGCTGTTCTTTGATTGCGGAAGCATTTACAGTAACCTTCTTCTTTTTTTCAATGAGAGCAATCAACTTGCGAGTAATTTGTCCAACTATGTAATCAACATGCTTTCCGCCCTTTCCAGTGTAAATACCGTTTACAAATGATACTTGCGAAAACTCGTGACTAGGAGACAGTGCAACTGCATACTCCCATCGGTCGTTTGGCGAATCATACACCTTCTTTGCACCAGTTTCAAGATATAAATCAACATATTGTTGAAAAGTTTTCACTGGAATAAGTTGCGAGTTGCATTTAACCTTTACATTCTTACTTGTAACCGCGGCAATATCGTATATTCTACGTTTGAATAAGTTTACCATATCACAGGTGATACCATCAATACCAAGTCTCTTATAATCTGGCTTGAACGTAATACGAGTAAATGGCTTTGTCTTGCATTTTGTGATTTTAGGAGCATCGATCGTGCCAAGATTATTATGAAAGTTTTGACAATACTTAAGACCACGTTTATGATCTATTGTTTCCACACTTCCTTCAGTTGACCAAATAAGAACAAGTTTAAACCCAAACCCATTCTTACCTCCAACAATCTTCTCTTCTTCCTTGTTGTAATTAGTGGAGGTTCGAAGATGTCCGAATATCATTTCAGGTATCCAAAGATCGTACTCTGGATGTTTCGCGATGTCGATCCCATTGCCATCGTTGAACATAGTGATGGTTCCATCATCGCCTATGCTAATGTCAATATTACCTACTTGATTGATATCATCTTCTCCATTAGCTTGTGCCTGAGCCATTCGAATGACATGATCTCTACAGTTCACAATGCCTTCATCAAACAACTTGTACAATGCAGGGATATACTCTATCTGTCGCTCAGTTATTTTAGATGTATCTGGGTCAAGAACCCACATATTTGCATCCACATTCTCTACTGACCCCACATAAGTGTCTGGGTTGTCAAGAATGTGTTGTTTGTCGGTCTTTTGCTGGTACTTTTTTGAAAGATTGGTGGATGCCATATTTGGTGTGTATAGTTGGTGTAATTTTTTTAAGTATAAATCGTTCAATTTACGTTTAAAGTTTGGAATAAGTAATACTAGTAACAAATGAACGCAAATAAAATATACAACTAAAGTAATATAGCTATAAATAATGAGCTCAAATAATTACTATTATAAATATGAAGATGTCAACAGTGTTGTAACAAAATCCGCATATAAATCTCGCCAACTAGATTTTAAAATAGATCCGAATAATCCAGAAAAAAATCTAAACTCGTTTACCCCCAATCTGAGTATTAACAAAACCAATGGACTAATTAGAGTTCAAGGAATATATAAAGCTAATGCCTGGCAACTATCTTTGGACGGTGGCAAGTTATGGGCAATCATAGATCCGAGTATTAAAGAATATCTTCTCTCTCCTGGACAATATTCCGAAAAACAAATAGCCATAAGATCTCTCTTACTTCCGGATTATATTTATTCGGCTATAGTTTATAACAAAGAAACTCTTACTATTCGACCAGATCGGCCGAATGTTGTATTTAACAAAGATGGCGATGGTTATATTCGAGTTCTTGTTAATAATAAGCCATCCTCTTCTTCATTGTGGGCGTATTCCATAGACAACGGGGACACATGGAGCACATTAGAGATAAATAATGACGTTAAACTACCGCCAGGAAAGTATACATACAGAAATCTCAAGGTGAAAACGATAACTAGAGATGGTGTGAGTTCGCCCGAGCCACACGTAACGCCATCTGTAAACTTTCAGGTTCGTCCAGAAAACCCAACTGTTGTATACAATATCAATGACTATTCATATACTATAAAATCCCTAGCCAATGACACAGTAAACTGGTCATACAGTATTGATAATGGGAAAAACTGGTCAGATGACTACACATTAAAAGAACGCAACAGTTTCACATTGCCGACGGGAACATACCCGATCAACTCAATCATAATACAAAACAAAACACGCGATGATGTATCAGACTATCCAATATTATATATGAACCAAAAAATCGAGATTATAAACCGTCCAGGGGCCCCTGCAGTAGGGTTTGCATATAAGCAGGGGATAATCGTTTCTAAATTAGGAGAAGGTGCAAGTAAGTGGAGATATTCATTAAATAGTGGAGAAACATGGTCTGAATATTTATATAAACCACTCACTATTTACCCTCCGTTAAATTATTATATTGCCGGATCTATATATGTTAAAAGTTATTCAGACGATGGAACAAGCCATAGAAATCCAATTGTGAATAATCTTTTTTATATACCAGGTAGAAGTGTATCTAAGTATGGGGATGTTATTAATGTACCATCTCAAGTAGCATTCGATAAAAGTGATGCAGAGAAACATTACGACAATGAAGTAGAAACAAACAATGACATTATAAGATGGCCGAGTAGTGTGACTAAAAATCTCACAGTAGATCTCTCAAACTCAACATATAACAAATGGCAATATTCTATTCGTATGAATGAAACAGATGCGAGAAAATGGATAACACCAGAGACATCAACCGTGACTATTCCACCTGGGTATTATAACGTATTTCGTATAGCTATAAAATTAATAAAACATAAAACTGATGAGCATCCAGAAACATTCCTAACAATGTTTAACTACAACGATATTGTTATCTATCCAGTTCCGCCCAAAATATCTTATATTGAAAAAGGTATATTTGTCGTAAAATTATTGGATGGTGCTACTTCGTGGGAATATAAGGTATCCGATCAATCTACTTGGACGACAGGCTACGGATCAACGCTATTACTCCCACCTGGTGTATACGCGCGCGGATTTATTATGATACGAAGTATTGTAGATTCGGGAGCAGTAATGTCACCATTTATAATCAACCAATCTAGTATTGATGTAATCGATAATAAATATCATACCAATGAAATACCTGGACAAACATGGCAGATAGATACAATATTAACGAAAAACGCGTATATAAATGACATGTTATTGGAGGTATTTTCAAATGTCGGGTTTGGTGAAAAGAAAGCAATCATTATAGGCTATGGTGATGAAAGTGAAACTAGAATTGTAACAAAACTTGGAAGTTTAGCAATAGATCGACCTCTTACCAAAAATTATCCAGAAGGAACCCTTATAAGAGGGTTTGATATAGAATTAATAGACAGTTTAAGTCTAGCAGAAAAAGCATATGGTTTGACATATGCGGCTTCAAACCTAAGATCTTCTAGTAACCGTGTAAAATGCATGTCTTATATATTTTCTCCCGATACCGCTACGATTGATACATGTATCGTAGGCAATGAAACAAAACATATGTTAGGAGAAGGTATCGGAACAAAAATAAATAAAATAAATAACATTATGAAAGCTAAAAGAGGAAAAATAGTATATGGCGATAATGGACTTAGCTCTCCTTTCTTGCCATCAGATACTATCGAAGATACAAATGTGTCTGTTTTCTATCGATGCAATATACCAAACGATATTCCAATAATAAATGGTCTTCGGGGAGGAATTGTTCCAGTTAACATGCGTACAAATAAGTTTTAGGTTTAGGACTGTTTGTCAAAATTACACATAAATAATTTCTTTCGTTTATATATAATTGATCATGGTGAAAAAACACATGAAGGGATCAGATAGTCTTTACCACATTAAAGGAAAAAAATATCAGCTTTTGATTGGGTCCCGTGCCCAAGTATGGCACGAGACTGCATATAAGACTGCTGGAAACCTAAAGAAGGGAGACCTTATGATGAACAAGCATGGTCGCATTGTTTCCAAGAAGAAGCACTCCACCGCGAAGAAAGAGAAGCGTCTTGAGAAGGCTGGATACAAGACCCGCAAGGGAAAGTTTGGGTCTATTAAGAGCGAGAAGAAATCTAAGTCTAAGTCTAAGTCTAAGACGTCCCGTAAATCTCGCAAGTCTCGCAAATAAACAATAGGATTACAAAATCCAATTATATACGATAAATAAATATGATAATGGATATATCATATTTATAATAGTTTGTTATGATTACGATGTCGACTTATTTACGTGATCGTTGTTTTCTAGTCGTGCGTTTCACACGTCTCTTGTGGTTTGATTTTTTGTGACTGGCCTTATGTTTCTTTGATTTTTTTCCAGTCTTTCTCTTTGTGTGTCGAGATTTTCGCCCCTTCTTCTTTTTGCTTACTCGCGTGTGCTTACCCTTATGTCTTTTAGAACCTCCATCTATAGTATCCATTCCTTGATAGGTAGATAATGCGTTTTTCATTCTGTTTTTAATTGCTGTTACGCGTTCTCCCAATTGGGTTTGTCTACTATGAATATTGTGGTCTAGCTTAGCTTTTTGGGTATCTTTGTCAGCAGGATCGCCGCCAAAATCTGTAAACTTGTTGGAATATTGCTGGTTTACATATTCGGAGATATCATCAAACCCCTCCTCTAATTGACTGTATATGTTTTCAGCACGCTTATATAATTGGCCATCTGGGGGTGTAATACTGGCTCCAGTAGAAGTTGAGCCATCCTTTTTCTTTTTTCCAAGAATATTTTCAAGATAATGTGTCACTGAATTATCTACACTGGAAATCCTTTGGTTTAAATCGGTTGTTAAAAACCCCTCATCGCCGATAAGCTGAGCAATAAACTGATCTGCATTATATGGCATACCAAAATATTTACTATGATTATGTTCCTTTCCGTCATGTATATCGGAAATTATATTAGCCAAGATATGTTTACGTTCGTCGCCACTCGTAAGTGCAACAATACGTTGACGTATCTGTTCCATATTATATTTTTCAACAACGCCAGAATTATCAAAAGTATGGGAAACCCCCTTCATATTCCCAGTGCCTTCCATTGTAGCCTTCAGGTTACTGATATTACTAACCGCAGAGTCCCCCATTTTACTAAAAAAGAAGAACTGTGCCGCACGAATAATGTGTGCATTTATTCTGTTATGAAGATCGGCGAACCTGGTATCAGTTAAAACCGCATCTAATAAATCGTTTATATCACTGTTACTCATGGAAGAAGAAAGGTAATCATTACCCAATACTTTTAAACTCTCTTTTTGCAAGGTAATGTATATAATGGTTTCGTGCTGTTTTATAATCTCGTCAAACGATTTTCCATACCCAATTTTTTGAGACACACCCTCGGCTACCTCAATACCTTTGAGTACCATATCATAAATAGTAGACGATCCAATAAGAGCATCTTGTTTAAGAACATCTGCAGTAATAAGAGCAGTATCTTTGAAAATATTTATATATTCACGTGCACCTTTGAGCATGACTAATCCCATTTTTTCAACAAGTTTAAATGTTTCGCTCTGAACTGCACTGGTCAGAGCTGCTGATGTAGAAGCATGTCCAATAAAACTTTTGGCATGATTTTTAGTAGCACCAACAAGTCTGTTGATCTCTTCCGTGACTATATCTCCTGGACCTAAGCTTTCAACATTCACCACATTGTTATTATCAAAAGATTCAACCGTCTCATCTATTTGTATTGCCATTTCGGATAATATACCAGCTGCATCTAGTTCAATCTGACTTCTTTCTGGTTCATTTGGATCTTCCATGGTAACTAATATAATATATAAATAGATTTTATTTACAATAATCATTTACTTGTAAATAAAACGATGATATCTAGGAGTGTTTAATTATCTTCTTTACTAAATCCGTAGTTTAATATAGGGAGTTGCTTTGCTTCTCGCATGAGTTTAGGGGCAGCAAGCGGCTCGGGCATAGTGCTTGCATCTCGTAAATACTTGTTATGTGAGATAAGTGTCGAGTAGACCCGCGGAACAGAAAAATCAATAACTAACTGATTTAGTTGTGAGATTTGCTGCTTTATATTTGTTTCCATGTTTGTTGAGTTTTGCATAAAAATACTTCTCATGATTATATGGATTGTATCAACATTTTGATCTGCAATTACATACTGGCGATTAGATTTATTATAGACCCCTGCCTTGATCCCATTTTGAATAATTTTTACATTTTCTGCCGAAAAAAATGCTCTAGACAAATTACTTTCATTCCATTCTCCTTTTGTTGCATCCCTAAATGTGATGGGGATATTTACAGGCATCTTGTCATATAATGTAAATAATGCATTCGTATCTAGCTCTGGTTCGAGAACATTTACACGACCGTTTGCTATATGTGATGTAGAGTTGTTCATTAGATAGGTCGTTATTATATACTATATAGACTATAATATAAATTTATAACTTATTTTAGTTCCCGCGTAAATATATCTTGTATATGTATATAAGTACAAATCTTTCTATATGTTGGAAAGTTTAGGTCCGTTTCAAAAAAATGTCATAATCATCGGCTGTGTTCTTCTTATTATATCACTGGCTGTTCTTGGATATGTTTTATCTCAAGGAGCAGCAGGAAATAAATGGCCACCGAGTGTATCAAACTGTCCCGACTACTGGGAAGATCAAAAAGGAGATGGAAGTAGCTGTTACAATGTAAAGAGGTTGGGAAAGTGTGGAAATGGTCCATATAATTTAACTGGATGGTCAAAAACAAAAAATGCATGCGGAGCCAAAGATATTATGGAACGTTGCGATTTGACGTGGGATGGTATAACAAGTATAGACCCGTGCTCGGACGCGTATAAAAAAGCCGCACAGGCAGAGGGAAGTTGGTAAATATTTTGAAACTATGTTATTATAAAACAAACATAAATATAATCAGGTTACTATATAGTATGAATATACCCGATATTAATACTATATTGTCAAGAAACGACGTGTATAATCAAATATGTAAGTTTCTTACAGATTTTGAAAAAAACAAACACGACTTGACTAAAAAAAGAGGCATTTACTTATATGGATCTCCTGGATGTGGAAAGACAACGTTTGTACGAAAATTACTGAAAGACATGAATTATGATAGCCTTGTATACGATGCTGGCGACATTCGTAATAAGAGTGTTATCGAAAAAATTACAAAAGATAACATGACTGACATTAACGTGATGAGTTCATTTTACGCTAAGAAACAAAATATTGCTATTGTTATGGACGAGATAGACGGTATGAATAATGGTGATAAAGGAGGATTAAATACGTTGATAAAGCTCATTCGTCCAAAGAAAACTCGCAAACAACAAACAGAGGATATTGCAAAATCGCCTATCATATGTATAAGCAATTATCATTCAGACAAGAAGATAAAAGAGTTGAGAAAGGTGTGTGAAGTATTTGAACTTCCCACATTGACGCCTCGTCATATATTACAAGTTACTAATATAGTTTTACCTGATATACCAGCTAGTTATAAAGAACATATATCAAACCGATTACAGGGAGATCTTAGAAAGTTATCACAAATATTCACTATATGTAGTCATCATATTAAAAACGATACACCCCTTCCAGGTATAGAGACATTAAACATAATTCTCCACCCAAAAACTTTTAACGAAGATACGAAACAAACAGTAAATAATTTGTTTAATACCCCGTATATAATTGACGATCATTTAACGATCATGAATGAAACAGATCGAACAATTGTAGGACTTTTGTGGCATGAAAATATTATTGATATACTCAGCGAAAATAAGTGCGACGAAACCTTTTCTATCTATATAAAGTTTTTAGAAAACATATGTTTTTCAGACTACATTGATAGAATTACTTTTCAAAAGCAAATATGGCAATTTAACGAACTGAGTTCTTTAATAAAAACATTTTACAACAGTAAGTTATTGCACAATTATCATGAAGAAACTGGTATATCTAGTCGATCTAAGTCGTCCAATATTCGATTTACAAAGGTATTAACCAAATATTCTACGGAATATAATAATTCGGTATTTATCCAAAATCTTTGTCAAAAAATAGGAATGGATAAAAAAGATATGTTTTCATTCTTTCGTTCTCTTATGAAAAAAGAAGATGCCGCAGAACTATCCATTCTATTCGATACATATGAGCTAAGCAAATTGGATATAAATAGAATAACCAGATATTTAGACAAACATTCTTCAGAAAAAACTACGACAAATGATGTCGACTTTGATAATTTTCAAGATATGGGTATAACTGAATAGTCATCTCCTCGATAAAAACAATCTAAAAATAATATTCCCTTATATTAACTAACATGTCCAAATTAGATGAAAAGAAAAAAAAGAAACCTAAGAAGATAACTATCGGAGAAAAGCTAAAAAATCTGTTACTTGCAACAATTAATCATCTTATAAATATTCTTGTTGTTATATTTGTTGGCGTATTTAGTGTTACACATATGAGATTAACCCAAACAAAGATTTTTGCAGACTGTATTACTGCAGAGCCATATACTCCTGATCCACTTGTTCCAACACAAGTGCATATGGACTATATTTCAAACAAATCTAAATCGGGGGATATGAGATCTATTAAAGCGTATTATCCAGTTAACTATAATCAGAAAATTATCAATACATCTTACTTGTTTAAGGTAATCAAAATACTTACAAAAGATGTTCATTCAAATGTGATAGGTAACTATGCGGGAACAATCTTTGCATCTATGGCACAAAATTATACATCAGTGTACTCATCTATTATGTCGTTATTTAACTCTATATTGCCAGAGCTTGCAATGTTTTTTCTAGGCATAATAGTAATTTTAATAGCACATATCGTTTGTATTCTTTACACAACAATTAAAGGAGTTATTTCGTTCTATATGAATGCACATATGTTCTTTTTCGAGAAAGAAATTATTGAAGTAAATGGCGAACAACAGGCCAACTGGAAAAAAGGAGAATACGGAATGTGGGATACATGGGGACATATCGCCTATTCACTACTTCTTTATTTTATCCTATTTATAGGAATTGTCTGCATTATTCCTACTTGCTCAACCTTCTCGGTGTTTATGCTTATATCGCTTCTAATGACCCCATTCTTTTTGTTACGACTTTATTCGTCCACTGAAGATATCGATGCGGCCATTCAGAAGAATGCAAAAAAACTTACATTTGGAGGTAAAGATACGATGAATGATATGTCTGGAGGTGGTGAAGGCGATGATGAAAATGCTAGCGATGATGAAGGCGATGATGAAAATGCTAGCGATGATGAAGACGATGTTGTCGATGGACAACCCCACCCTAACATGCCAAAACGATTTACATTATTATCTCATATGAAGAAGTTTATTAAGGTATACAGAAACCTTATTTTATTTGTTGTTTCCATATATCTAATTTTAGATATGAAAACCTTCTTGGGAACATATGCAATGGGGATTACCATATTTGCAGTGATTGTTCTATGGTACTTTACTGAATTATATCAAGCATATAAAATTAAAGACTCGGATAAGTTTACAACTTATTTATTAGGAACAGGACAGGCAGAAAAGAAATGCATACCCCCAAAGGTAGAAACACCTAAAAAAGAAGATCCGGGGAAATGGTACTTTTTCGGATTACACCCTTGAAGATTTAAAACGCCTGTTATTATATTACAAACTAATATAAAGGAATACTACTAATCATAGTAAGCAATAATGAAGAATAATGGGGTTGCTTCTCCTGTTTTACTGGATTTAGGTG